AAGGATGAAGTAATCATTAGAGTTGATAACCAACGAACTTATAACATTAAATTTTGAGGAAAAGAAATGACTAATATTTTTGAACAAGCAACAAGAGAACACCTACGATTTGATACTACTATTGGAACATTAACAGTAGAGGACTTATGGGAACTACCTTTAACTAGTAAAACTAAGTTGAATTTAGATGATGTAGCGAAAGCTACTAATCGACTTATTCGTGAAACTGAGGAGGATAGTTTTGTAACTAAAAATGAAACTGATTCAGCTCTAATATTAATGATGGATATTGTTAAGCATATTATCTCTGTAAAGCTTGCTGAGAAGGATAAGCTTAAAGAAGCAAGAGAAAGCCAAGCTCGTAGGAAACTATTGGTAGAAGCTCTTCATGAGAAAGAAATCGATAGTATTAAAAGTATGTCTGAAGAAGATCTTAAGAAGGAACTAACTAACTGTTAAGATTTACAATTAGTTAACTGACAAAACCCTATATGATTAGCTCTATAGGGTTTTTTAATTTAAAGGAAAATTAATGGATATTAAAATTAATGAACTAGCACCGCTAATAATGGATGATCTTATATGTGGATTGGTTCCTTATATAACATCAGTCCCAGGTATTGGGAAAAGTGATGTAGTAAAAACTATTACTGAAGACTCCAATTTAGCATTAATAGATGTAAGATTATCACAATGTGATAGTTCAGATTTATTGGGAATACCTAAATTAGGTACTGATAGACTTGAATTTGCACCACCAAAGATGTTCCCACTTGAAGGGGATAAGATCCCTGAAGGTAAGAAAGGATGGTTATTATTCTTTGATGAGTTCTCTTCAGCTAACAAGTCTGTAGAGGCTGCAGCATATAGAATTTTATTAGATAAACAGGTAGGTGAATTTAACTTACATAAAAAGGTAGCTATTGTATGTGCAGGTAATGGTACAGGACAAGGAGCTATTGCAAATAGATTAAGTACAGCTTCTCAATCAAGAATGATCCATTACAATTTAGTAACTGATGCAAATGCTTGGTGTGACTGGGCTATTACTAAACAAGTTCACCATAAGATTATTGGTTTCATTCAATTTAGACCTGATTTACTACATGACTTTGACCCAAAACATAAAGACAATACTTTCCCTTGCCCACGTACATGGGAGTTCTTAGATAGAAAACTAAAACTATGGGGCGGAGAAATAGATGAAAGTAGATTACCCTCTGTTGCAGGAACTATTGGTTCAGGTGCTTCATTTGAGTTTAAAGCATTCTTAGATATATTTTCTAGGATACCTTCTATGGATATACTTAAAAAGAATCCTAGCTTGATATCCGAATATACAGAGCCAAGTATGCAATATGCCTTATCAGCAACCATAGGACATAATACTAATGCACATAACATTAAAGAAATGTTCCCTCTAATTGAAGCACTACCTTTAGAGTTTCAAGTAATTTGTATAAAACAATTAATCCAATCAGATAGAACAATTAAACGTAATCCTCTTATAGGTAAATGGGGTACGTTACATCGTTCAATATTAGTAGGAGACTAGTATGATCAAATATCAACAACAACAAGCTAATAGTTTTGAAGACTTATTTGCAGAAGAAACTCTAGGTGTAAAATTCAATTATAAATTTAATCCAGAAACACGAGTTAGATATATTGATTTTACTAAGTATGATCCTATTGCTACGATAAATACCAAGCATTTTGAAGATGAAATAATTAAAACTTCATTTGGTTTTGAATCTGTACAATCACACCAGGTTTCTGTACATATTTCTAGAGATATTAACAATATTCCAGTTATTTTCTGCAATCTTAAATATGTTACAGATAAGTATAATCTATTTAACACAGAAGATAAGAGAGTACCTAAATCTAACTTCCCAAATCAAAATTCAAAATTCATTATTTATAATGGTATTGCTAAAATGATAAAGGGGAAGGCAATAACTGAAACTATATTAAGACCTGATAATGTTAGGGAAACAGTAATTAATACTGAACCTATGACTATTGTTAGACCTGACAGAAAACTAAATAATAAGTATAAGCAACAAATACAAGATGAGGTAGATTCACTTAAAACACTAGATATTGTTGATCCAATCAATTCAGAGAATATTAAAGAATTATTTCCTAATGATGATGATTGGTCAATTACTAAATTAGTAATGGATTCAATAAATAGGAATAACCGAAATCTAATATATTCAAGCATAGATTATAACCGATTAATTGAACTAGTATTTAATGATCCAATACTCAGTCACTTTATGATGTTAGACACTGGAAATCTTAGTGAATGGGGTTCATACGTAAATAGGGGTAACATACGTATTAACGCCAAAGGAATTAAAGATTTTCAAAAATTAATGTATCACCCTAAAGCTATGTATTCATTGGATCAGGTAACCCTCAAGGAGAGATAACAATGGAAGACCTAGACAAAGCTCTTTTACAAGCAAAAATGGGTATAGTTCGTAAGTCAGCATTCTGGTCTACTATTTGTTTTGGATTAAAACATGCATTTATTATAGATCCAGAAATACCTAGAGCAGGTACTGATGGAACTTCAATATTTTATAATCCTGATTTCTTTATGGGATTAACTAAAGAAGAAAGGATATTTGTAATAGCACATGAATTAGGACATGTAGCATTAAGCCATATGACCCGTAGAGGGAATAGAGATCATAAGAAGTTCAATTATGCAGGAGACTTTAAAATTAATTATATGTTACACGCAGAGGGATACTGCTTGATTAATGATATATTATACGATGAAAAGTATGACCATACTTGGACTACTGAAGCTATCTATGACGACTTACCTGATCCTAAAAATAATGAACCAGGAGGATTAGGTTTAGACATCTTGGATCCAAAAGGAAAGCATAGTCAGGGTAAGAATGAACAAACTGTGGATTTAGAAATAAAAGCATTACTTGCTAGAGCAATTACTCAATCTAAGATGGCCAAAGAATACGGGAACTTACCTGGGGATATTAGGGCAGAGTTTGATGACCTATTATCACCTAAATTAACTTGGTATGAATTGTTATCTAATTATGTGGATGGGTTTATCAAAGAAGACTACTCTTGGAGAAGACCTAATAAGAAATTCTTACCACATTTCTACTTACCTACAGCTTACTCAGAGAGACTAGCTAATTTAACTATTGGTGTTGACACTTCTGCATCAATATCTAAAGAAGATATTACTAAAATGGTATCTGAGTTAAACACTATCAAAGAGGAATTTAAGCCTGAATTATTAACTGTAATTGATTGCGATACTAAAATACATGCAATTCATGAATTAACTAATGATATGGATATAAGAGAATTATACTTCACAGGTAGAGGTGGTACTTCATTCCAACCAGTATTTGATTACTGTGAGGATAATGTTCCTGTATGCCTTATATACTTCACTGACTTATATTCAGATTTCCCTCCTGAACCAGATTATCCTGTTATATGGGTAAACATAGATAATGATCGAGAAGCTCCCTATGGAGTCACAATCCATTATGAGAGGTGATACATGGCTAAAGATAGGTATCTCTTATCTGAGTTCATAAAAGCAGAAACTAGTAAAATGATTATAAGTTATGATCTAGATATTAATATACATGCATATTCCAACTATATACGTAAATATATTAATAGTATTAATACTAGGTCTGAACAAATTTGGTTAATAACTGTTAAATTACGATACTTAGATTTAGGTGCTTACTATGTAAATCCAGATAAACTACAAAAAACAGTTCCAAATCCTATCCTACTAAATAAAATAAATAATCCAGCAATGGAAGATGTTATCAAACTACTCAACACATTAGCTCTAGTTAACGATTAAAGCTAATTTAAAGGGGGTACACTGTACGATCACATATAGAGGTAAACAAACTGATGGATGACATAAAATTAACCGAGAAACAGGACACAGTTCTGTTTGCTATAGCACAATGGTTTATATCAAAAGAAACCCCTTATTACAGGTTAGGTGGTGTAGCTGGATCTGGAAAAAGTGTTTTAATATCTCACCTAAATGATGCTATTAATACTATGGAACTAGTTGATGAAGTAGATGATAGGGGTATAGGTATTATGGCTCTATCTTGGAAAGCAGCTAATGTTTTGAAAAGTAAAGGTTTACCTGCATCCTCAATACATTCAATTATATATCATTCCCAGAAAATAGGTCCAAATGAGTATAGACAAACCATAAAATCAAAACAGGCAATGACTGCACACTATAAGTTGTTTGTTGTAGATGAAGCTTCTATGGTGAATGAACAATTGAGGGATGATTTACTTTATTTTGAGATACCTATTTTATTTGTAGGGGATAATGCACAGTTACCCCCTATAACTAACAATATACTTGATAGGTATTTTATGCGTAATCCTGATTCTGAACTAACCACAGTACATAGAGTTGCAAATGAAAATCCTATTATTAGATTAGCTACTCATATTAGAAATGGTGGGGAATTACCTGATGTAGGTATTTATAAAGATAAGATTCAAGTAATACATAGGAATCAACTTACTGATGAATATTTACTTGGATCAGATATAGTTATTTGTGGATACAACAAATCTAGAATTAAATTAAATAATATAATCAGATCACTTAAAGGAATTGATCCAACACAACAACCACAAATAAATGAAACACTTATGTGTACTCAAAATAGTAAACGTATAGGTATATATAATGGTGACATGTTTAATGTAGAAACACATATTAATTCAAACACTAATACTGTCAATGAGCAGTTTGAATTACACATAAGACTTAAAACCCTAACTCATGAAAATAAATGTGTACTAATCAATATGCCTGACTACTCAAATAGAGACTATGCACAAGGAGCTGTAAATATGACTTTTGGTTATGCAATTACTTGTCATAAAGCACAAGGAAGTGAGTATAAGAATGTATTGGTATTCACAAATGAAGCTATGGGTAAGACTAAAGAAGATAAAACTAAGTGGCTTTATACAGCAATAACTAGAGCAAAGGATAAACTAATATTGGTGGTATAGATGAAGTATTATACTTACACAGAAGAAGTAAATGAAGCATACGTAGTAGCAGTACTAATCAAAGATACTGCATTCAAAGAAGTTAACCTAAAGGAATACTATTTAAACCCATTAAACGAACTAGGGGTACCTAAAGAGAAGGTAATCTTTATTGGGTTAAAATATAACCCTAACGGAAAGATCTCTGCTACAGAGCAGAAGGAATATCTAGATTTAATTAAACCATATCTAGAAGAGCTACAAGTAAAACTCTTACTTGTTACTGATGGAAAGTACTTTAAAACTTTAACCAAAAAACCAAAGGTAGAACCTTACTATGGGTATAAAGTTGAATGTGCTTACAAAGGGTATGAAGAGTATACAGCAGTATTAAGTATTAACTCTGAAGCTCTATTCTATAAACCTGATTTACAAGTAAAACTAACTAAGAGTTTACATATAGTGAACTCAATCCTATGTGAAACATATGTGGATCCAGGTATACGTGAATTTGGTATTCAAGCTCTTTTTGATAGGGAATCTATCGAGAAAAAACTACTAAACTATTTAACTGAACCCATTCTTACCTGTGACATAGAAACGTCTGGTTTATCCCTTACCAACTCGATAATTTCTATCTCATTTGCTAAGAACGAAAATGAGGCCATTGCTTTCCCTATTGCAGAGGAAAACAAAGCTACATTAAGAACTTGGTTCACATTATATAAAGGTACTCTCATATTTCATAACTGTACATTTGATATAAAAATGCTTATCTACCATCTATTTATGAATGATCCGTTGGATATGGAAGGTCTAATTGATGGATTAGAGGTAATGTTCAGATCCATAGAAGATACTAAATTAATCATTTATTTAGCTACCAATAATACTGCAGGTAATAACCTAAAACTAAAAGATAACAGTGCAGATTTCCTAGGTAACTATGGATTGATTAATTCAGATACAGATGTAACTAACATTCCTATGGATCAATTACTTGAATATAACGCTAAGGACTGTCTAGCTACTTGGTATGTCTATAACAAGTTTAAACCAATGATGATTGCTGATGAACAGGAGAACCTATACAAGGAAATATTTATTCCAAGTGCAAAAGTTATTTGCCACATGGAACTTATAGGTATGCCTATGGATATGGATCAAGTACAACATGCTAAATCCTATCTAGAAGATATCATTGCTAAGCAGTATCAAATATTTAATAAATCTAGAATCATAAAGAAGTTTACTTGGGAGCTGAACAGATTGGAAATGATCAAAGCTAACGCTAAATTGAAATCTAAGGTTAAATCTATTATGGACTTTGATGTGGAATATAACCCTAACTCAGGTAACCATAACCAAAATCTAATCTATGATTTCATGGGTAATGAAGTAATAGACACTACTGATTCAGGATTGCCCGCTACAGGTAAGGAAACGCTAGAGAAGGTACTTAATAAACTCATCCATGAACATGGAATAACAGAAGACGAACTTAAATAAAAAGGAAATAACAATGTCATTATTACTAAGAAAAGCAACACAAGATTTATTAATTAAATTTAATTTAGGAGAATATCATATAGATATTAATCAAGAGTTAGATATGGTTATTGTAGGAGAATGCGGCAACTATTTATGTACAGTTAAAGGTGTAACTTTTAGTAGAAAATCTCCTACAAAAGCTGAAATAAATTTTGCTGTAGAATTACTTAACAAATTTCTAACTACACATAAATCTAAAATAAACAAAGTTATCTCAACTAAAGCAGATTGGAAACTTAATTCCCCAAATGAAAATTTATGGTCAGGGAACAAAATCAGACAAATTGACACTGATGAGCAGTCTATTAGTGTTTACTTCAAAAAAGGATTAGATTCTAGAGTAATTTTCTATAAAAAAGACCTAACATTAATTAAAGTATACTTACCTGGTTATGGTAGTGAATCAATTAATGTAGCTGACTTAAATACATTCCTTAAGGGTAAAAAGATGCAGAATAAATATTTACACATTTTGGATCAAAAATTAATTGAGGATGACTTACATAAAAAATACAATGCTGCAATAAACGCACTTAATACCTGTGCTATCTAATGAATAGATCTGAAGCCATAGAACAGGCAAGGATTATTAAAGCTCTAATTACTCTTACTGAAGTATCTAAGATTACAGGTACTTTCATTAAAGCATTTGAAGAGAAGTCATTTACTAAGGAAGATGGTATTAACTATCTTCATGGAAACTTTAACTCAGGAGGAACCAAATCAGGAAGACTATCCAGTTCATCACCGAATTTACAAAATATCCCTAGTACTGGTAACCCACACTCTAAAATAGTAAAGAAATGCTTTAAGCCACCTAGTGGCTGGCTCTTTGTGGGAGCAGATTTTAGTTCTTTAGAAGCTAAAATTGGTGCTTTATTAACAAAAGATCCTGCTAAATTAGGTATATACACTGAAGGCTACGATATGCACTCATTCAATGCTTTTGGGTATTGGGGGGATAAAATGCCTGATATACAATTAGAATTAACTAAGGCTAATTCAATTAAAGAAAGGGTGTATATAATTAACTCAATTAAAGATAAATACCCTGAATTTCGACAAGCATCAAAAACAATAACCTTTGCTGCACAATACGGGGGAAGTTATAAGACATTTATGGATTCAGGTTTTTCAATGGAAGAAGCTAAACAAATTGAAGCTAACTACAACAAACTATACGAAACATCTATTACTTGGGCAGAAGATAAAATTAAACAAGCTAGTAAAGATGGGTTTGTGACCTGTGCTTTTGGATTGAAGTTAAGAACACCAATTATAGGTCAAGTAGTTATGGGTACGTCTAGCACACCTTATGAAGCTTTAGCAGAAGCCAGAACAGCTGGGAATGCTATGCAACAAGGGTATGGATTACTTAATAATAGATCAGCAATAGAGTTCCAAGAACTGCTATTAAACAGTGAATTCAGGTATAATATTAAGCCTAGTTGTCATATACATGATGCACAATATTTCCTTGTAAAGGAAGACGTAGATACCATTCATTGGTTAAACCAAAACCTAATTAAATGTATGTCTTGGCAAGAACTACCTGAACTAAAGCATGATCAAGTAAAGCTAGGAGCAGAGTTAGATCTGTTCATACCTGACTGGTCAGAACACATAACACTCCCCAATGGGGCAACTAAAGAACAAATAGGAGATATATTAAATGAGAAGTGATGAGGACAGTTCATACACTTATGTATGCGAGGAAACTACTCGACAAAATAAACAATTTAAATTCACAACTTCAAAAAGCTTTCATAGTTTAATGATGGATCAGTTTGCTAGTATGCGAGATGAATTAATAGAGCAACATAACTCTGAGGATATAGTGGGTGATATAGTTTATGAGATTTCTTTAAATAATAAGCAGGAAAATGGCTATATCCTTGGATGTAGAATTGATAAAGCTGGAGTAAGTAATAAATACTCAGAAATATATACAGCATGGGATTGTCGTGACTATTAAAGAACAAATACAGGAGATATTAAATGGCTAGTGATAGATACTTTTTAGCATGTAAACAAGTAAACCTATGTTTATTCATGGGTAAATGTACAGGTGATCCAATCATATACAAAACACCTACTGGTGAAAAGCTTCAAGAATTCTTTGACTTGGTAAATGACTTAGCTCCTAGAGTTGATTTAGATTTCTTCATATTAAGGGAAAATAAAGATGCATACTCAATTATTTCATATAAGGATATACCCCATATTTGGAAGTACACAATAGAATTTGATTGGGAGGTAAAATGAATAATTATTTGAAGTAAAATATTTATGATAAAGGAAATCAAGGAGACATTAAATGGCTAGATTTAAAGGAACTGTACAAGGTAGTAGAGGTGAAGCTAGTAGACTAGGGCATAAAACCACAGGTCTTATAGCTACATTAAATGGTTGGGATGTTGGTATAGAGATACAAGCTTCAGTAAATAATGCTGACGAAGATGTCTTTCATATCTATAGAACAAGTGGATCAAATAATAGTTCACGTAAAACATTACTTTGTGAGTTGAATACAAATGCTTCCAAATTAAATGATCTAATTTCAGGAGTACATTTTGAATAATTCACCTATGAAAGCCATAAGAGCTTACTGCATGGAATGCAACTATGATCCATTAGATAAAGGTACTGCTGTTGCTCAAATTGAAAGTTGTACTATCAATAAATGTCCTCTATATGGATTCAGACCCTTAACTTCAGCAACCAAGAAAAAGCTAAAAGAGGAACGAATTCAGAACATGTCCCCTAAAGAATTAGCTAAATATAACAAGAGATCTGAACAAGCTAAAGAAAGATTCTCTAAATACCGAAAATAAGCTCATTTTACTCGGTAAAATGCTTACTAATTCAGACTAAAACCAAAAAGCAATACAATCACCTTGATCAAAGAGAAGCTCCGCTTCCTTCTGTGATTTCTATTAAGGAAAATATATGTATACAAACGAAGAAGGGATAGAATTACCATTAGCTGTATGGCTTGCAGCGGATGAATACGATCATAATTCTGATCCAAAAGCTATTAGTGCTACAACACTACTCAATCCAATCAAATCATTACTCTTACAGAACAGAATGAATGGTGCATTGGATTCAGAGGTAGATGTAGATATTTTAAGCCAAGTACCATCTAGAATGGGTACTGCTTTACATGACTCTATTGAAAGGGCTTGGATTGATCCAGAACTAAGGGTAGCTAGCTTGAAGAAGTTAGGTTATCCAGAAGCAATGGTTAAACAAATACAAATTAATCCAACTAACCCTAAAGAAGGTATTCCTATCTACATGGAACAGAGATGGTTTAAAGATCTCAAAGATTATGTCATTTCAGGTAAAGTTGATTTTGTAATGGAAGGTGTAGTACAGGATTTCAAATCTACGGGTACTTACACTTGGTTAAATGTCAAAGATAAGACAGATGACTATATTAAACAAGGGTCAATCTATAGATGGTTAAGACCTGATATCATTACAGAAGACTATATGAAGATTCATTTCATATTTACTAACTGGTCTAAATTGGAAGCAACTAAGAGTAAGGACTACCCTCAGAGTAGGCTCAGAACTATTAAATTAAATTTGATGAGTATTCCTGAAACAGAAGCTTTTATCCAATCTATACTTAATAAGCTTGATACCTTGAAAGATGCTACTCAAGAACATATGCCTAGGTGTACTGACAAGGAACTGTGGAGAAGTAAATTTGTATGGAAGTACTACAAAGATCCAAATAAGAGAACTAGATCAACTAAAAACTTTGATAATGAATCTGATGCCTACATGAGATATGTGAATGAAGGTAGCAAAGGTATTGTTGTTAGAACAGGGGGAGATGTAAAAAGATGTAACTATTGTGATGCTCGCAATATGTGTGACCAAGCCAAAGAATATATAAAATAACAGGAGAATAATAATGCTAAACACAATTGGCAAACTAGCTATCGCTAGTATAGTCCCAAAACTAGTAACTACTATCTATGCTGAAGCAGTAAAGCTAATCACACCAGATAAAGAGGAAGAAGTAGTAAAATCAAAACATAGAGTTAAAGGTAAATTACGTAAGATAAGGGACTGTCATAGACTCACTACAGAAGAAAGAGCTTGGATAGGTGAAATATTCAGACAATGGTCTATGGATCATAAAGAAGTTGATATGGGTGTTATCTGTCACAGCAGAGAAGAGCTAGGTAGATTCTTTAATCAGAAGTTAAACATAAACAAAAGTAGAAGCTTTTGGTATAACTTATTTATTGAACTTTCTAAGTAGGATATAGCATGAGAGATTTAGACTCGATAGAACATTTTGATACCTTAGAGGAAATAACCCAAATATTGATGGCTAAGACTCAAAATGATAATCCTCTGTTCTTTAGAATATTGACCGCTTATTACTTCTCCAAGATAGCAAGTATGATGAGAACCAATATTAAAACACATGATAGAGGTACAATACCTGTAAGCCTATATGCCATAAACTTAAGTGTTTCTGGTACAGGTAAGGGACATAGTACTAATATCATGGAAGAGCAAGTTATCCATAAATTTAAAAAGAATTTCTTAAATAATACTTTTGAGGAAGTAGCTAAGAAGAACCTAGCTAAACTAGCTAATTTTAGAGCTACTAAATATGCTGATGATCCAGATGAGACTTTAGAACGGGTAGAGAAAGAATTCGATCTACTTGGGCCACTATTATTTTCATTTGATTCAGGTACTACTCCAGCAGTTAAACAGATGAGGCATAAATTACTTATGGCTAATGCTGGATCAATGAATTTTGAATGTGATGAGATTGGTAATAATATAGCTAGTATTAATGAATTACTAACTACCTTCCTTGAATTATATGATGTAGGTAAAGTTAAACAAAAGCTAATTAAGAATACAACTGAAAACAGACGTAATGAGGAAATTGAAGGCAAGACACCTACTAATATGCTTCTATTTGGTACACCTAACAAGGTATTAAATGGATCCAAAGAGGAAGAAACTTTCATTTCAATGTTAGATACTGGATATGCTAGAAGATGTTTATTTGGATTACAGACTAAGTCTAATGGATTCAAAGATATGTCTGCTTCAGATCTATATGACATTATGACTGATACTTCATCAGTTGATTACCTAGATGCAATATCAAATCACTTTGGTAACCTTGCAGATATACTCAATTTCAATATAACACTAACCATGACAAAAGATGTTAGCTTACATATTATTGAATATAAAACCCATTGTACCAAAATAGCTTATGATCTAGGAGATCATGAAGACATCCTTAGAACAGAGATTGAACACAGGTATTACAAAGCACTAAAACTTGCAGGAGCATTTGCTTTCATAAATGGTGATCATGAAATAACTGAAGACATCCTCTATTCAGCAATCAAGTTAGTTGAAGAATCTGGTAAAGCATTTGAAAGTATTCTTTCCAGAGACAGAAACTATGTCAAATTAGCCAAGTACATAGGAGGAAACAAGGGAGAACTTACCCAAGTTGATCTAACTGAAGACTTACCTTTTTATAAGGGAGGAGAAGCTCAGAAGAGAGACTTAATGAACCTTGCAGTAGCATGGGGTTACAAGAACAATGTAGTCATTCGTAGGGCATTCAGAGATGGAATAGAAATGCTCCAAGGAGATTGCTTAGAAGAAACTAATATAGATAAAGTTATAATATCTTATAGTCAGGAATTAGCTGCAGGATATCAACCTGATGTAGCACCATTCAAGGACTTACATAAATTAACAACTTTATCTGGTTACCACTATACGGCACACCACTTCATAGATAATTACAGATCCAGTATTAAAGCAATTCCAGGATTCAATCTATTAATCTTAGATGTGGATTCAGGTATTTCTATGGATACAGCTAAAGATCTTTTATCTGAATATATGGCTCTATTTGCCACAACTAAAAGACATACACCTGATAACCATAGATTTAGAATTATTATGCCTTTATCTCATACTCTCAAACTAGTACCAGAAAACTACTCTAAATTCATGATGAATGTATTCAACTGGTTACCATTTGAAGTAGATGAAGCAACTAAAGACATAAGTCGTAAATGGATGGCATATTCAGGTACATACGATTATCAGGATGGGAAACTGCTTAATGCATTAACCTTTATACCTGAGACAAGTAAAGAAGAGGAATATAAGAAGCTTATCTCTGATACCAGTAATTTAAATAACCTAGAGAGATGGTTCTATACAAATACTGATAACGGGAATAGAAGTAACCAAATGATTAAATATGCATATGCATTAGTAGACAAAGGTCTAGCACTCGAAGATATCAAGAATGCTCTATATTCGTTTAATCATAAAATCAAAGATGGTCTTACTGAAACTGAGATCAATTCAACAATTTTAATATCAACAGCTAAATCAATAGCAAAGAGAGATGCATGAATAATAATTTATTACTAATAGCAGGTAAGTCTGCTACAGGCAAGTCTGCCTCACTCATGAACTTAGAGAATCCAGAAGGAGTAATGTACTTAGGTTGTGAGAACAACAAATCCTTACCCTTCCCAAGTAAATTTCAAGAGTTTAACATTACTGATCCATTACAAGTATACGAAGCATTTGAGGTTGCAGAAACCAAAGATAATATCCATACAATAGTAATTGATACCCTTACTTACTTAATGGATATGTATGAATCCATGCATGTACTTACTTCAAGCAATACGATGAAAGCCTTAAGTGTAAGGGCAGTTCACTAGAAATGGTGTTCTAAAGAAACCAATTGAATTCAGGGAAACTCTAAGGGAGAAATCCTAAGACAATCCTGAGCGAAGATTGACAATACCCCAGCTATATAATACAATATTGTATTTTAAGTTTAGGGGAATATGATGAATAAGAAAAGATATGGTAATGAATTACATCCTTTATACACACGCTGGTTAAGTATGAACCAACGCTGTAATAATCCTAATCATAAGCAGTATAGAGATTGGGGTGGTAGAGGAATTTGTATTTCAAACGAGTTAAAAAAATTTAATGATTATGTAAGTATAGTTGAAAATTTACCTAATTATTCTCTTGATAATTCATTAGACAGAATTGATAACAACAAAGATTATTCAAAAGATAATTTACGTTGGACTAGTAGTAATACACAAGTAGCAAATCAAAGACCTAATTCCAGAGGTTTTAACAAATATACTGGAGTAGGTTGGAGTAAAGCCCATAATAGATGGGTTGCTAGAGTATCTTATAAAGGTAAAGTTTTACTCAGTAAAGTAACCTTAACTGAAGAAGAAGCTTTAACTGCTAGGAATCAATTTATCATTGATAATGATTTACCTCATCCTATCCAAACATATTGTCAATAACGTGCAACGACTATCCTGAGAAGGAGTACACTCAAGTGAGTGGAAGCGGTTGGTACCTAAACAAGTAGAGTTGTAGGTAAAGATATAGTCTAGCCTTATATGAAAATATAAGAAGTTCATAAGAGAACTGATATGGTTTAACGAACCATATTGAATATAAGCGGGGGCGGCTATGCTCAATTCTTTAAGAAGTTAATGCAAACCTATGTAGCTAACTCTACCAAGAACATTATATTCCTAGCCCATACATTAGATGTGATGAATGAAGCAGAGATGATCTCTGAAACCTTAGTTAAGGTTAAAGGTTCATTGATGAATAATGGTATTGAGAGTGCATTCTGTACTGTTATTGGATCCAAGAAAGTAGCTATCAAGAAATTGAAAGATACTAATTCAATGCTAAACATAACTGAGGAGGAAGAGCTACTGGGGTACAAACATGTATTTCAAACTAAACTAACGAAAGAAACAGTTAATGAAAGACTCCGAAGTCCTATAGGAATGTGGACTAAAGACGAAACATTTATCAACAATGACGTTCAATTAGTTTTGAACCGACTACATACATTTTATAATTAAGAGGAAATATTTATGTCACTATTTGACAACTTGAAAACTGATAAATCAATTGAAGCAGAAAAAGATACACTAGGTGGAGGAGGAGTTCTACCAACAGATGCCTATGACATGGTAATAGATATGGCTTATGTCCATATGTCCAAAGGTGGAGCTATGGCTATTGTTCTTGCTACTAAGAGCCAAGAAGGTAGAAACCTTAAACAAACTATCTATGTAAGCTCAGGTAATGCTAAAGGTAACAAAAACTATTACATGGATAAGCAAGGAACCAAGAAGTATCTACCAGGTTTCAATATCATGAATGGTATTGTTCAATTAACCTTAGATAAAGACTTAGGTGATATTGAACCTGAAGAACGTACTATCAGTATCTATGACTTTGATGCTAAGAAAGAGAAACCAACTAAGGCTCAAGTATTAACTGAGCTCATTGGTCAGAGAATCATTTTAGGTGTACAGGAACAGAAGGTAGACAAGAACATTAAGGATGGCAATGACAACTATGTTCCTAGTGGTGAAACTCGTATGGAAAATGAAATTGTTAAAGTATTCCAAGCGGATACTGATCTAACAGTCGCAGAGGCTAAAGCTGGAGAAACTGAGGGCAAATTCAAAGACAAATGGGTAGAGAAGAACCAAGGTAAGGTTCGAGATAAGTCTACCAAAGATGCAAGTAAAACTGCAGGTGGAACTACTAACGATTCTAAGCCAGCTGCTTCAATATTCGGCTAATCTATTGCTGAAGTCTAGAAGTCGCCTTATAGCGTAAATATGGGGCTTCTAGATATACATTTGAAGTAATTGGAGGATGACATTGGTATATACGATCATAGCACCATTAAGAGTACGAAGATCAAAGAAGAAATGGTTTGTTTTAAACCTAAACCAATATAGGAATACTCACTTTCAAGTTTTGAATAAAGCTAAAAGAGAGTACAAAGCAATCTTAACTGATCAAATTAAGAAATTACCTATATTTAAGAAAATCAAACTTACATACACACTGTTCCCTAAAACTAGAAGAAAGACTGATATTGGTAATGTATTATCCATACATCAGAAATTTGCTGAGGATAGTTTTGTTGAGAATGGTCGTATTGAAGATGATGATTACTTACATATACCTATGACTATATTTGAGATAGGGGAAGTTGATCCAATTAACCCTAGAGTAGAAATAACTATTGAGGAAATTAAATGAATATAAATTTAGACGCAGAAGACATCAAAGAAGCATTAACCAACTATGTATCAGTCCTTGGATTTGATATGTCCAATAAGCAAGTAACTGTGAATATGGTTGCAGGTAGACAAGGGAATGGATATAGAGCTGAATTAGAGATTGTTAAAGGAAACTCTAACAATGAGACTCTGAAAGTAATAAGTCCCCCTGAAGAGCCTGAAATTAGCTCTGAAGAGGAATCTGAAGAGGATGCTCAACCTAATAGATTGTTCGGATGATTGAAAAGATTAAACATGGAGTAATTGCTGTAATCCTAGCACCATTAATAATAGGTGCTTGGATGATTATCCCATTAATCTTGACAATCTTACCTGTAATATTCCTGACTTTAGTCATATATTTTATATTACAGGAAGAATATTCCAAATCTAAGTAAGAACTTGGACGACTGCTGGTACAGCAGCAGTCTCCCCTAAACCAAATGGATTCTGAAAAGGTGCAGTTGGTTCTGTAACAATGTTTGAATCGAATGGAGTAGATATATCTAATCCAAGCATAGCTTCAAGCATATGTAATAGGAATACTGATGCACTCTTCTCAGTTGTCATCCTAGCTAATACTTTAAATATTCTAAGAGGATATCGAGTAAATGGTGCTAGACCCATATCATTAGCATATTGAATATACTTATGTGTTGGTAAAGCGTAGTTAATGAAATCTTCTCTTAAATGGCTAACTACTTGATTAGCAGGTTGCTTTTGGTTCTTAACCAGATGCTCGTATATAGCAAATCTAGCAATGAAATCACTATATTGAGTAAGCTTTAATGCGAGTTTAAACGTACTTGTATTGGCTCCCATATACAATTGATTAGTAGCTTCTTTACCTAATTGAGGTAATTTATTTAATACAGGATCAGCCCATCTGATAAATTTACTCTTATTTGAGTGGAAGTCCTCAGTAGTATCAATATCTTCAACAATAGTTGGAAACAGTCCTTTATCAATTAGAGGTTTAATTGGATTAAGCCGCTGTAACTCTTTGTTTGAAACAATTCTTGCTTCAATATCTTTACGTTGTATAGTAGTAATTCCAGCTAACTGTAATTTTTTAGCATCAGATACTAACTGCCTTTCAATATTTAACCATCTATCTAAATGACGTATACCTTCTATTTGAAGTTTAGCCATAATTTCAGGAGGGACACCATTAATTATACCAACAATAGTATTACTGAATATATTATTCATAATCACTTGAGGTAGCCTTACAACAATAGTTGTCTTAGCAAATTTTACTATTTCTTGCCAAATAGTTTCAGCTTTTTTAAGCATGGATTGTATTTTATTCCTTGGTTTATCAACTACACTAAACTTCCTATATGCAAAGAAAATATCAACCCAAGCATCTCTGACAACAATACCACCATCACCAAACACACTAGTAGCATACCTACGCATATCTTCAGGCATTAATCTATATATCTCAGCTAATTCTGGGTCAGTAGAATCTTTGTTTATGGTTACATAGCTCTGAGGTAGTTTTAAATAATTCTTATCAAAGTCTGCTTTAAGAATATCAATAGTTTCTCTATTAAAACCTTTAGTATTAGCCTTGTCTTCCATATGAGAATACATATGCCCTAGCACATTAAATGCTCTATCATCTCTTTTGAATAATCTTTTCTCTACAGAATTAGATATAGTATTCCTATAATCTGAGATATGACCTTTATCATCAATAGTAGGGACCATAATATTATCTTGTATAGTGGTATTACTATTAAGAGTACGTTTCATCTCACGGATAGTCTTCATCTTAGTTTTGTTGAAGTCATTAATATTTTTTAAGAAAGTAGCTACATCATTTGCATTACCTTCTTGTAACATGGATTGACCCATACTAACTTCACTAGTTAAAGAAGTGATAGTTTTAACCCTAGTGTTTAAAGCATAGTCTTTATTAACCATAAGAACCTTAGGTTTAGAGTTAACTCTAATCTTATTCTCTGGAAGAGAAGATTCTATAACATAACCTTCTTTTAATAATTGCTCTACATCTACTTCATCAACTACTCTAGTATCAACAAATGGGTCATTTAATTTGGCAGCATAACCCTTGTGTGTATGCGCTATTTTGTTATCAAAGTTTTTAGTTAAAGATTCTTTCTTGAAAGCATTATGCATATCAACTAAGAAAGTAAACCCATTCTGCTTAGGATTAATAGCAACCTCACTATCAATTAAATCAACTACCTGTTTATTAACAGTTGGATTCGTTAATTGTATACCATACAAGCTTGTTAATTTATTAATTAATTCAATTGCTAGATCCATATTCTTAGGAGCAGTAATTCCTAATTGAGGAATTGTATGAGGTAATATAGCAATTGATGTTGGATTCAACATAGTGTTGTACCAATTTGCTTTACCAAAAACATTCAAATGAGCCAAAGAATTACTCTGTTTTCTGTACAAGTTATACAGGTCTTTAGAACCTAACTTACGTAATTGAATAAGGGTATCCTTGATCTCATCTCCAACTTTACTTGGATCATCAATCAAATCTCTTAAGTCTTTAAGATTATAATGTTTACGGAATAAAGCAGAAGCATCATTCCTTATAAGTCCCTGTGTTAAAGCTTCCCAAGTATTATCTGAAACATTTTCTGTTAACATACTATCTTTGAGATCATTACTTACAACATGACGAACAGTATCTCTAGTTTTATCTATAACACTCATAGATCTAGCAAGATGTTCAACAATAGGTATCTCTTCTTTATCACCAAAACCAATAACTTCCTTAATTGTAGCCGCTAGGAATTTACGTCTAGATACACCCATCTTAGCTGCCATATTATTAAAAGCGTTTAAATAAGCAGAAGTAGTTATTGGATTAACAACACCAGCAACTAATGAAGCTGTATTTACATACTTATTTTTATGCACTTTAAGGCTAAAATTAGCTAAAGGTTCACCTATCAACTTAGTAGCAACTTTACTAATAACCTTATTACCAGCATTCAAACCATTAATAAGAAACTGAGTAGACATATGAGTCTTTTGTATCTTATTTAAATCTTTAACCAAATTCAGTAATACTACATCACCTGTATGGCCCCTATTAAATCTAAGTAATAAAGCATTTACAGCAATATTAAAATAATGTTGTAAGGTAGCTGCAAAAGATTGTTTCTTACTATCTTTAAGTAAATTAGGTCTGAAAGAAGCTAAATGTTTAATCAAGTGTTTATTAGTTAATCCATAAGCAACAAATTCATGTAAACTAATTGGCACTTGTTCAGTTTTAATTGTACCTGTATTAAGATCCATTAATTGAATTGCTTGTGTTTTCTTATTTCTAAACACGTAATCAAACCTATCTTTAGCAGTTTTCTCCTCAACTAATTGATCTACATATATAGGTTGATTATTTGGATCCAAATTTAAGAATATAAAGTGCTCATTACCTTCACCAAATACTTTAGATAAATGTTCAATAGATTTATCTCTTAATCTAGCAATCTTATGTACTATATTAGATTTGGTACTAGAGAGTAGTCCAGCCCTACTTATTGCATGACCAACTTCATGTGCATAGGTTTCTCTACCAGACATAGCAATAGGATTAGTACTTGTACCTTGAGTAAGAGCTACATATATATTATCTCCAGCAATCCTACCTTTAGTCTTATTACCTAACTCGTCTAATTGTAATGTGAAATTACCTACACTGGGCATTAATTTAGCAGCATACTCTTCTAAGAAAACTCTCAAATATGCATCATGCTCTGCAGTTTCAGATATATTATCCTTAGCTTTAATTTCATCATAGGTTTGCGTTAATGTACCTGCATTCAAAGCTACTTTAGGTAGGGACTCATCAATATCTATTTGTCCTGGAGTAGAGCCAAATTCAGCTGTAATATCATTAACCAAATCCTCAGGAGAAATAACATTACCAGCACTATCTATTGGCTGTCCTTCTCTATTTACTCGTTGTGTTGGTTTAGCTTGTTGAGCAATAGATCCTTTAATATCATCTCCTGAGAGTATGAACAGGGGATCAGCAAAATGCTGTATAGAAGTAGCTTGGTTAAGTATTTCTAATGTACCTTTTCTAGTTTCACTAGCGTAATGCTTAACAGCTTTATTTCTATTTTTAAGAAATTTATCTAATCCTGCATTACCACTACCTGCTTCTTCTATAGCTTCCTTGATATCTAGTCTAGCTTGCTCAGGAGCACTTACAGATTCATTATATGGATCTGCATCCTGTTTAGATATAACTTCCTTAGGAAAATCAGTTAAGTATTTTCTAAGAGAAGCTTTATCAGCGGCAGATAATTTGAGAGCATTCTTAACACTTCTATCCAATGTATTGGATACTTCTTGAGCAATAGAGTATTCAGAATTAACTTTAACAAAATTCTGTAGATAATCAGCAGTAGCTGCTTCAATTAGATTTGATCCAGCTTGTACTGCATCAAACATAGACATCACAGGTTTGCTACCAAATACTCTTGTAATAAAGGCTGAATCCATACCTTGGGTACCCCCTACTAAAGTAGCAACTCCAGGTTCAGTAAATATTTGTTTATGTATCTGGGATGTAGCTGTACCCCCAGGTACAGTATTAAAAAATGCAATAGCTGTATATGCTGGATCATTTTCAGTATTAACTACTTTCTTAGTCTTAGAAGCAAATAAACCTTCTACACGTCCTTCATCTAGATTTGAATTAGAATCATAGAACTCAATGATAGGTAGAAATGCTCTATATTCCTTAGACTCTAGGAAGTCTCTCATCTGTTTTACCGTAGGAATACCTTTAGATTCATTGATGAATTTTAGATATCTCCAGTTAAACATATGAGATATAAGATTAATGTTACTATTCATCATTTCTTTAAAAACCTTAGTATCTTCTAAGTATTTCTTAAGACTAGATTGAACAGTGATACCATAAGACTTACTTAAATGAGTGTGCATCATTTTACGCACATCTTCAGGTAACTTTGTTTGTTTGATATTGAAACCAGTTTCTAATGTTTTAACAGGTCTGTTATTACCTATATTATGCTCCTTAATAATTTTATTGATAATGCTTTGGGTAGGTGAATCTTCACCTCCAACTTCTTCAGCTAGTTTACTTTCAATATCCGTAACCAAAGCAGTAATAATAGTATCAACAGCTTTAGCTATAGCAGCACCATAGTTAGTAGTCATGGTTGGTGATTTAGCTATCTCCCTAGCTTCTCTAGTTATCTTACCTGTTAGATCCTTAAATTCAGGTACAAAATTGTTGTATGTAGTCATAAATTCAAATGGTTTAACTAAATCATTATTAAATTCAAAATTTTCACCTTTAAGCTCTGTATAAATCCGTTTAACCATATTGGTTAAATCAACTTTAATAGCCTTAAATCCTTTACTATCTCCATTTCTTAAAGCTTCATTCATGTATTCTGCTAAAGAACTTAGTTCAGTAATATCGTTTGCAGCAGCACCAATAACTTGTCCATAGTTATCTAAATTACCTGGTTTTGAACTCCAAGTAGATAAGTTCTCACCTTCTGTAAAGAAAACTCCACCAGCCTCCAATTTAGCCTTTGTAGATTCTGTTAATACACCAGCTTGGATTAATCCAATAATAACTCCAGAAGTTACAGCATCATTCTCTTGTGAAATAGATGTAGTTACCTTACCACCAGTTTTAGCTTTAAAATAATCAACCAATTCAAGAAGAGTATCCAAAGAGTGGGACTTCTCTTCATTATTTGTGAATTTACCTATCTTAGCAAAATCAGACATAGTAGAGTCTTTATTAGTTAATTTATTAACAAGTTCCTCAACACCTTTATCTGACATAAATTCATCAAACATTTGATTAATTACTGCAGGATCATAATTAAGTTTAACCGTACCATCTTTTTGGATCTTAGCAGATTTAATAGCATTAACTTTCTTCTCTAAGTTTTGCCCCAATCCTTGCATAACAGCAAGTTTATATCTAATTTCTGCATGAGAATTATCACCTTTCTTAAATGTACTTAACCAATCACTATTAAATATAGAATGTCTCTGTAGCTTATTAGCTTGATAATTAAATCCACTTCCTTGGATCATTATTCTACTGTTAGTAATAGCCATATATTTGAAGAAAAATTCAGAATCTAATCCCCTCTCTTTAACCATGTCATAGAAGGTAAAAAGATTTTCTATTTCAGTTAGGATACCTAAATTTGCACCTTCATAAGACTTACGATGCTCTAAAGGTTTATCTTCAATAGAGTACTCATATCCAAGATTAATTTTAAATAACTCAATTAATTTATTTCTACTGTGGGTTTCTAATAAATTAATAAAAGCTTTCTTGAATCTAAAAGGAACATTGTTAGCATATTGAACACTCTTTTGAATTCCTACAGGTAAAGAGTTACCATTTTTAAAGAATTTAGGGGCAGGAAATTGCTTATCTGAATCATCTTTAAATCTAGGAAATACTGGACTACTAGGTTTATCAGTTAAAGATCCAATAACATTGGACATAGTATCTGACTTATTCCTTGAGTCTTTCTCAGTTTTAAATATATGCTCTAATTTATTAGATGTAGCAGGTAATTCAAGTATACCTCCATTTTCTACAGATGCTCTCTGTTTAAATTCAGCTGTAGTAGTATTAAAAGTGTATTTCTGACCTTTCTTAGTTTGTGCTGCTACTTGTACAAGATCGGGTGAACTCATACGAACATATATAGTATATGGTTCACTAGTTGGCCTATCAAAAGCAAAAGCAGGTATAGCTGTTTCTACAACTAATTTCTGTTTACCTAGGATATACAGAGCATATTGACCCAGATTTGTTGCCATCTTGTTATCAAAGTTAGAATCTGAGCTATCAACTGCAGTAATACCAACTTCTCTAAGAATAGCTTTACCCAATTCTAAAGCGAGAGTAGTCCTAGGAACCCCAGCATAACCAAATATATTATATTGATCACTAGTAGGACTATCTTTAGTATCTGCACCTCTAGCCCTATTTACTGTTTCCTTGGTTGCAGATAAAGTAGTTTTACCCTGTGTAGTTAACCAATTCATAGAAGTAGTAGCCATAGCACTTAGGATATTACGATCCATATAACCTGACTCTACACCACCTACATTTAACTTCTTGAAAAGTAATTGAACTGGATCTAACCTAATACTTTCTTCAGGAGTAATAAATTGATTTGTACCTAGAGAAGTATTTATAACTGGACGCATAAACTTCTCAAATTCTGAATATTTCTTTGTTTTACCCTGCTTATCTGTATAGGTACTTTCTCTCCTAGCAGTAGCAACAAATTTCTTTTCAAAAGTTATTAAACTTTTAATTAACTCTTTCTGAGTAGCACTTGGATCTTTAAATATTTGTAAAGGATTCTTACCTAATTCTACAAATAAATTCTGCACTGTAGAAAGTAAGCTTTTACTTGAAGCTACATTATCTATAAACTCAACAGCAATCTCATTACCTTCATCATCCTTTATAATCTTAAAATCAGGTTTAGTCTTCTTAGCTGGTTTAAAGAAATTAGCTAACTTCTTGGTATATGCAGGGAAGGTAGGTCTACGATCCTTAAATTTAAATATGTTTAAATGATTACTAACCTTACCCCATTTACCAAAATCTTCCTCCTGATTAACCAAAATATCTGATAGGTTATAAGTAACCTCACCATCTTTAGTTTTAACCTTCTTATTGGTTAATGCAACAATACCTTCTTCATTTCGATCCAATAAAGTAAGCTTGTCATAGTCTCTAATTACATGAGTATCATCTGAAGTAGGTATAATTTCAGTTGTTGTGCTAGCAGTCTTCTTATCTTTAAAGTTTGGATCATCTCTAGGATCAACTTCTTCAGATGTCTTCCCTTTAAGTTCTACTTTCTTAGAGGCAGTATGCTTAGGAACTTCTTGTTTAAATACCGCAGAATCAAATACAGCTTTACCCTGTTTAGTGAAATCAATATCTTCTTGTTTAACAGGGACATTATCTGAATGTAAACCAACACCTTTATTTATTACTACCAATTTAGATGTTGCTCTTGTATACGCAACATACAGAGCATTATATAATGTTTTAAGAGGAATACTTCCTGTTCTTTCTTGCTCATTGCTAACAATATTATCTTCCATAACATACACATTTCTATAGGAGGATCCCTGAGATTTATGTGTATTGATTGAATAAGCAAATTGAACATGAGGAACATTACCTTCCATCAATCTAACTAGTGGAGTTAAATTAGCTGCTTTAGCCTTACTTACCCTATCATTCCTATTTGCATTTCTTTGAATAAATTGTTGGATCCTAGAAATATTACCGAGTAACTCATTAATAGGGTGTGTTGATTGTGGAGATGGTAAATAACTAGTTGTTTCTGTTTCAGAGATTAAGTTACGCATACTTACTTCATAAAACTTAATTGGTTTACCTGCTAAATTGGCGTTCTCACCAGAAAATATAGCTTCTTTAATCTCTGCAAAAGTACGTTTAGCATTTGTTTTAAACTTGTCATCAGTAGCTGCTACCTGTATGGCAATGTACGCATCAAAAAATTCACCAACATTCTTTGCAGAAGCAACGCCAGTAACTTTACTCGAATCTACTAGTGTAGGTTTAGAAGTTACCTTATACTCAAAAGAATTTCCAAGACCATCTACTTTAAGTAAACCTGTCTCTACATCAACGTCATCTGTCTCTTTATTAGTGCTATAAGAAATTAGAGCATCATTCTCAACATATGCATCAATTTCTTCACTATCAGCACCATATATTGTCTTTCTGACTATTCTATTTAAGTTAGCAACAGAAGTATCTATACTGAATTTACGCTCATTATTATAAGTAAGTATTCTAGTTGATTCAGGATTCTCTTTGAAATCAGATATAAATTGATCCAATGCACTATCAGAACCTTTACCTAAGAATTGTACACCAGCATTCTTCTTTGGAGCAAAAACATTGAACCTATCACTAACCTTGAGTAGTAGTTTACCTGCTTTTTCTTTAAGGAAAGCCCCTGCACCTTCAGCATGGAATTCATCTAATACACTAACAAATGCATCACCAATAGGTGTAATAGGTGATCCAGTATTCTGACGCACTCTAACAACTAACTCTGCTGAATGATCATACCCTTTTTCAAAAATAACTGAGTCTTTATTTTTGACCTCAACATTTGAATTATCATCTCTTACAGGTGCAAACTGATTAGGGTCACCAATATATAACTTCTTAATATGACCTAATTTAGGGTTATTTAAAGCCTGAACTACAGCTTCATCAGCCATAGATACTTCATCAATAATTAGAAGCTTAACTCCATCCATTTTGTCTTCATCAATTTCAAACTTACCAGGAGATTTCATCCCTAAAAATGAATGAATAGTTCCTGCAGTTTTACCTGCACCAAGAGAAGATGTTAATACTGCTGAAGCTTTATGTGAAAGAGCTGTATAAGATATTTGATTTGATTTGATCTTTTTATCATTTAATAATTTATCAACAAATTGATTAACTATAGTAGTTTTACCCGTACCTCCCCCACCAGTAAGTAAAAACTCTTTACTATGTCTATCATTGTAAAATTCAAGCATCTTATCAATAGCTTCTTCCTGTTGGGTATTAGCAAATGCTCCAGGAAATAGCTCGTACTTAGTACCAATGACAGGAACTAATGGATCTCTCTTCTTAACTTCATCTAAGAGAGTTTCACCTGTAACTTCAGAACTACTTATGCCTTCTTCTCCAAAGTTACCCTCAGTATTGTTAGAGAATGATCCAGTATCTATATCACTTGATCCAAGAAAAGATTCTTCTTCTACTGGAGGAGGTGCATTACCTAAGTCAATGTCTTGTTCAGGAGTAGCTGTAGAAGCCCCATTTTGGGCCTCTAACTGACTTTCTCTTGCATCAGGATTAACTTCATCTGTTTGAATAGGGGCTTGCCTATTTAAACCAAATTTAAGTAATTCAGTACGAAAAGATTCATCACCAGTTTCACTTGCATGTCTACTAGCCAATATCTGATTAGCTTCATTTACTGCTATAGCATTATCTGTAGATTGTTTAATAAGAGTATCAAACGATTTACCTATTGCAGTATCAAAAGTAGTACCTAACCATTTAAATGATTTAACCTTACCGTCTTCAAATTTAACTTCTTCAATTGGATCACTATTATTCGTAGTACCTTTCAAACCATCATTAAGGGTATTGATATGTTTGAGGAAATCCTTTGGATTAACTTTACCATAACGACCTTGGTTGTAACTTTTGATTATGTTGAATACTTGAGACTTACCAACCATTTTTTGAGTAAATGTCTTTAGATTACCAAGTACTTCTTTAGCCTGTTTTATATTCTTATCGTTAATAGCCTTTTCATATTGCTTACGATAAGTATTGATACCTATAAATTTACTGTCTTTGTTCCTAGTACCTTCAAAGACTTGTTTGGTTACTTCGTTGGATCCACTAACCTTCTTCAATTTAGCATAGGTAACTAATTTATTAATCTGTGCTTTAGTAAACTCACCTGAATCAATTAAATCTTGTATAGCATCTGCAGGAATATCATCAGATTCATCTATATTCTTCATAACTAAAGATTTAGAAGCATTCTCATTGAATTCTTTAGCAGTAGTAGCAGGATTAATAATTCCAGCAATAGCTGTAGCCAAATTCTTCTTAAGTTCAGGAGTACCTGTCTCAGGATTAAGAGCACTACGAATTAATTCAGCAGATCTTTTAAGAATATCTACTTGTTCAATAAAATCAGCCCTATTACTTGGGGTTATCTTCTTTGATTCTCTAGCTTTAATCATAGAGTCTGATACTTGTATTATCTTCTCTAATTGATCTAATTTCTCTTGAGAAACTGTTGATACTCCTTCACCTAAATCAGATATATGTTGGATAGTTTTCTTAAGATTATCTAATTCTGCATCACCAGTTGAAGTCTGAGTACCCTTAATTGAATCTTTCAATTCAGTACCAGCTTTAACCACTGTATCCTTAGACTTTTCTAATTTAGTTTTTAATTCGGCTATCTGAGCATCTAATGCAGCTTTCTTTCCATCTTTAGTAATGAAATCCTTAGTAACCTTAGCACCTTTAAGTAATCCTTTGGCACTAGCAAGTCCAATTTTACCTGTGATCTCTCCTGACTTAACAATACCCTTTAATAGAGCCTTAGCATTCTTTGTAGTGATAGCTTTCTTAGCAACTTCTTTTGTAACTGCACCAGCAACATTAATAGGGGTTCTAGCAGTACCACCAACAGAACCAGTTCCAGCACCTAAAGCACCAGCAGTAGCTAATCTCTTCTTAGCCTCTTCAGTTGTTAAGTCTGAAAACTTCTGATTATTGGCTCCCAATATTTCAGTAGATTCTTGAATAGATTCTTGAATACTTTCAGAAATTCCTTTCTCTAAGAAACCTCCTGCAGGTCTAACTCCAGGAACCTTGGCTAATTTACCCACAGGAGCTAATCTAGAGCCCTCTGACGTGAGTTTCTTAGCAAGGTCTTGCAAAGGCTTAGATTCACCTAAAAGAATCTTAGAAGATACCTTATCTGTGAGTACATTGACTGCAGATAAATAACCAATATTCTCCGATTCACTCGGATTAGGTAATCTCTGGTGTTTACTAGTAAATTCTTCAGTAATATCATTCTGTGCTTGATTATATAGAGCAATTACATATGTAGCCCCTTTAACCCCAGATTCAGCAAGAGCTTTCATAGTACCCAATGATTTAAAGAATTCTTCTACTAATTGTACTGGCTCACTTAGAACTGCTTTACCAAGCTTCTGTGTAGTATCCAATACACCTTCACCAGAATCAAAAGCTTTACCTACAGATTCATGTAATTCTTGTGATCCAGTTGTATTATAGAAAGGAGCAATCTCTCCTACAACGAAATCACCTAATTGGTCCGCAAATTGAGTAGCAGGTCTAGTTACTGGGTTATTTAATGCATTACCAATAAGGGGGGATATACCACCTTGTAGTGGCTCCTCTTGAGCTATATTTGTAGCAGTTAACTTATCCCTAACATTCTTAGCTAGAATCTTTCTTTCTTGCACTGATAGGTTATTTTGATTATCAATCAAATACTGTTCTTCAGGGGAAGAAATCCTATTAATATTAGGATTATTCTTAATAATATTCTCAGGAGCAGATGCAACAAAGTTACCCAACTCACCAATACCTAAAGCAGTACCCCCTAGGATATTAAGAGCTTTACCTAAAGGATTATTCTGTGAGAACTCATCAGACAAGATTGCATTAGAGTCACTGAATTTAGCTATACCTTGAGATATATTACTATTTGGTAATGGAGGAGCAATTAAACCAAAATCGAGTTTCTTATTGGAAATAGCATTAGCAACAGACTCAACTTTACTATCCAACTTAGCTTTAGGAAAATTGAATTCAAAATTTGGCATAGTAATCCTTTACTTATTAAAAACAGAACCAGTCTTTTGCTTGTAATTTTGAATAATTTTCTCAAAATCAGATACAGTAAACTCATTACCAGATAGAGTATTTTCTTCTGTAGCGGTTAATAGAGCCGTATCTAATACATGCTCAGGAATACCTTGTTTTCTATATTTCTGAACAGTATCTCTAGCTTTATTCAAATCACCAAAACCTAGATTAAAATTAAAACTATTTTTTAATCTAGTATTAACAGCATCTGCTGTAACTTTAAATTTCTCTAAAGCTGTCTGCTTTCTAACTGCCTTGCCAATAGTATACTCATCTACTGTTTGACCAGATAACTTTCTATTAGCCAATTCACGTATATTACGAATTTGATCAGCTTTTAACCCAGAACCATATTTAGCTATAAAACTATCAAAATCTTGCTTACTTTGTTTAGGATTAGTTACTTCAGTTCCCTCAATAGCTGATAACAAATTCTGATAAGTAATATCAGTTTGAGCAGTGGCAGCTTCCCTATTAGAAGAAATAGCTTTATCAAGAATACCTCTATATATATTCTGATCTGTGAAAGCATCATTAGTAGGTGCAGCTTTCTTTATTGCTAGAATTTCTTCATTGGTTTTACCAGCAAGACTATTACCTAGTGCGTTAGCAGCAACAGTATTCTGTTGTTGGTTTCTCAATTGACCTAATTGGAAGTCTTGAGTAATTTTATTATTAATACCAACTCCCTTAGCTTTAAAAGCAGCATCCAATGAAGCAATATCTTGTGGTTTAAGAAAACCTAAATTTTGTGCTTGATATGCTTCTTGAGCAGCAGCTAACTCTGCTTGAGTTCCTGCTTGGTTAAATTCATTCTTTAAACTCTGTACAGCATCAGCTCTTCTATTCTGACCATAGTCAGAGAGTAGCTTACCTAGAGTAGAATATGGATTACTAGCTGCTTGGCTAGCAGCAAGATCTGATCTAGTTGTATCTCCAAAGTTAGCAGTTACAGGAGTAAATCTTAATTGAGGCATAGTCTTATCCTTATCCTAATAAATTAGGTTTATTAATCTTTGGTGCATACTGGCTTAGAAAGTCTTGTTGTCCTTGTAAGCCTCCTGTAGTAGGAAGTAGACCTAATCTACCTGCAAGATACCTATTCTTATCAGCAACATTTCTGGCGTATGAATCGTGTTGTAAATTTATATTATTCTGAGCTTGTTGTTTCTGTAAACCGAACTTCTCTTGGTTCAGTTTATGGGCATCTCTTGCAACCTTACCTTGTTGGTATGCACCATATCCACTAAATAACTTACCAATACCTTCAATGTTATCTCCTAAAAATCCAGCACCAGATTTAAGACTATTGAATGCACCACCGAAACCAAAGTTACCATCACCGATGCCTTTATTAGCATTTGTAGCAGCAGAATTAGTAAATAAATCACCAAATAAGGAAGAAGAACTCTGATCTCCCCCTGGATTTTGACTTGCAAACCCGTACCCGCCTAAACCTGTACCAAGTTGGTTCCTACTTGCATCTGCAATTGTACCTGTACCACCATTACTACTGTATAAATCACTATTAGTATCAGACACAGTATTACTCCCAAATCCAAAAATATTCCCAGTAAGTGGATTTGCTCCAGATTGTGGTTTAATACCTGCACCTGCAAAAAATCCTGGAACTGCATTAGAAGTTTGTGAACTAGGTATACTTGCTACAGGTTTAGTTAAACTAGATATTTGTAATGGACCAGGATTTCGCAAATCAAAAGCACTCTCTTGTGCATTTTGTAACTCTTTTGATCTAAATAACTCTGCATTTTGCTTATTTTTTATTACAGCTTTAGGATTATATAATGTTGCATTTTTAGATTGTTCAAATCTAGCTGCATCAGCATCTAATGGATGTAATGAATTAGTATTACTGGGTATTTGAGGTAAAAAAGGAGTTACTTCAGGATTCTTTTTAAGTCGAGTAATATTATCAGTTCCTGCTTGTATACCTTGATTTACAAGTAATTGTTGTTCCGCAGGTAAATTATTTATCTTAGATATAGCTTGCACAGGATCAGTTTCATATTGTCTAATTAAAGAAGACAGTTCTCCATCAGAAGCTTGACTAACTTCAGTACTACCTGCACTAGGTGGTAATGTTGCTGTAGGTGAATTAACTATAGGGGCACTATTAGATTTAGGAGACTGCAAAAGTTTAGGTGGATTGCTTTTATAAATTTCACCATGTATTTTAGAATATTTATTAACATCAGGGCCACTATTTATACTAAAAGAAATATCTGCTTGCTTTTTTTTAGACAAAAACTGTCGATACGGGTTAGTATTACCTGGATTAATCTGATTATGTACCATAAATTTAATTTCATTAGCTGTTAACTGCTCAGCTTCTGGTAATGTCTTATTTTGTTTGATGTGTTCCTGAGCAACTTTCTCAACTTGAGTAGCTCTAGCCCTATTAAGTTTTAACCTATCTTTTGTAGCAGACATCTAAATCACCTCAATGTTTAATTTTTAAAATTAAAGGTACTATCTTTAATTAATAATATCTAAAAGTATAGCACCTTATCTTCATGCAATGCTATCGAATGCTGGTGTGAACAATTCAAGCTTTAAAGCACTAGAATGATAACTACTTATTTGATCATTGGTTGCTACAGCAGGATTAGTTGTATGGACTGTTCTAGAGAAGAAATCACTAGGAGATTCATTATGTGAGCTATCCTTAGTCATTTTATCAATATCTAGGATATCAAACTCTTTATTATTTAATCCATCAGCAGCTTCTTGAATCTTCTCTAACTCAGTATTATACAGGTCATTGAAGTCTTCTTGCTCTTGTCTCAATAGGTCAGCTTGGTATGCTGTAATTGAATTAAACCCATCAACAATTGTCTGTACAACTTCTAAGAATAAATTTGCAGTAGCAAGATCAAGACTTAAAGAGAAACTACTACTACCCTTAGATCCAAGAAATGTTGCTATTACATAGAATGCTATAGCAATATTCTGTTTAGATTTATCGTCACCAGCTTTTTCCATTAACTTACGGAAAATAGTCTTGATTGCATAATTAACCAAATACTGCTTAAGCATCTCCCAAAGAATTAACCGAACTAATATATGTACTGCAAATACATACGCACCAGCAGCTAATGCAGACACGAATGCTGATGTTGCAGCACCAGAGGCACCACTAGTAAATACAGAAAGAACGAGACCAACAATAAGGATGACAGCACTAAGGAGTGATACAAACCCAGATGTTTGATAATACCTTAAATGAGTTACACTCTGAGCATAGTTAACTAAAACTAGTGCCTCTATGAGTAAAGTTGTTCTATCATTTGATGTGTAATCCTCTAGCATTAAATAAGGTACAGGGAATATGAAGTTAGACATAGCTTCTGCATCACTACTTATTTCAAGTACAGCAGTGTAGAAAGAACCAGAATCACCTGTATCAATAATTATTGTTTGATGTAATCCATAAACAATAACCTCTCTATAATTAGAAGCATCAGTTTGATATTGAACAGTAACATAACTGTTAATACCACCATATTGACCTAGGCCTAAATCATATGGATCATTTGCAAGCACAGTAGCAACATTCGTGTATTCACCTACATCAGCTATAACACCTACATGGTCAGTAATTGTCATATAACTAAATACAATTGCAGCATTATAATTCTGTTCATCTAACTTAATTATATTAAATGATTTACTTATATCAGGTGAATTAGTGTATTGGATCTCATCAACAATAGCATTTGAATTAAAATTAATGAACAAGTCATAGAGGAACTTCATCCCTACTTGGGATTGAGTATATAGATTTATTCCAAATAAAATAAATGAATCTTTAATACTATCAATATCTGAATTTGAATCTATAGCACCAACAATATCATCTAAATTTAATGGTATTTTATTTAGTAGCTCTTTACTGGTTATATACTCTGGATCACTAGAATCTGTGTCTAAACTAATAAAGTCTTTTCTAAGAGGAATTATTGGCAATAACTTAGTTAAATCACTAGTAACACTTTCAACATTTGGATCTAGATCAGGGTAAGTTCCAGAAGCTACTTCATAATACCAGACGAATCTTACACTTGGTGCTGAATCTTTATAGTAAACAACTCGATACCAATTTCCTTCTGGATTTGTAGAATAACTAAGTCTGTGGTTAACAATAAGAGGAGAAAGTCCTGTATCAATAGTTACACCATCTAGTTCAAGGTGGTCGAGTGTAGTTATCCAATTACCTAATTCAACATCTGTATCTCTAAATAACAAAATATTTAAATCTGGATCAGCTGCAGTATCAACAATATTTTGAGTTGAGTACTGATACTCAGTCGACCCAGTATTAAAAATATTAGTCAAATCCCACTGAGCAAATTCTTCTAGGTCAGGAACTCCAAGAGTCATTTCAAGAACTGTAACTGGTTCTCCTAAAATACTCTCAAGGACATCCTCAGCAACTGGTACTAAGGTGGTTCTCCAGCTAGTACTAATAGTAGGTATTCCATGCGTATAGGTTGTATTACCATACTCAATATATTTATTTATACTGGTGCTAATACTTGATACAAATGTAATGACAATTTCATCACCAACATCTGTGCCTGTATGGAGTGCGTTTAAAACAGCAATTTTACCTAAGGAATCAGGAGCTTCTGTGAATATCTGTGTAGTTAATACTTCAGTAGCAAAGACATCTTCATCTTCAAATCCAAGAACATTAAATGTTTCTTCAATAATTTTCTTACCAATACCATTCCAAACAGTAAGAGTAATAGATTCTACAAATCTAAATTGCTCTTCAGCAAAATCAACAATATCATCAAAAGCATCTTTAACTAATTCCTTAACTGAATCTTCACAACCCATTTTAATACCTCGGAATTAATCTGATTGAATCAACCTTACCTAATTTCCATCTACGGATGGATTTACTACAGCAGAAATCTTGGTATTCAGCACATGAAATACTCTTAGGAATAAACCGTGTACTAAGGTTTAGTTCAGATATGTACTTCAGGAGCAAATTAAGCCCCTCTGAGGGACTTTCTTCATAAAAAAGTGTATTTATGCGTAATGAATATCTTGTAGGCTTCAATGCATAAAAATAAGCTAAGACATCTTTACCTAGAACCACTTGCTTACAAATGCCAGTAGATAAGGATTCTTTCATTAATTGATAGTGAGCTTCTTTCTCTAAGTCAGAGATTTCTAAATCAGAAATTATCCAAGAGAAATATTGATCAAAGTGTTCATCAATATTCTCTGGATTAATCGATTGAATATTCACTAAGGTAATACAACCCCAATACCTGCACCTGCTTTAGTAGCAACAGTATCAATAGGTGTATCCGCAAAAGTAGGAGGAGGAGTCTGTGAAGTACTTGCAGATATGCCCCATAATTGAGTCATAATACTAAGCAACTTCTGTTCAGCATCCCTATCATACCCATCCTTTTGTTTATCATACAGATCATTCTTCTTACCTACAGATCCAACAACAAGATTACCATCTACAGTATCTAATATTTGAGCTTGCTCAGTAAACTTCTTTTGGGTAAGTAAATCTGTTTCTGCAGTAGTTTTAAGTGTTTGCTGTACAGCAGTAAGTATATTCTGATCAACTACATCTTCATCCTTAGCCACTTTAGATGCTTGAGCAGCAATTAGATCTGCTTGCTTATCTGCCTGTTGTTCACCTAATACAAACTGTATCGATTGAGAAATAGCAGATTGCATAGCACCTAGATAAACAGTTGCATAGTCAGAACCTTTAATTCTACCAGCATCATATTGCCCATTTATCCTAGTTTCTATAGCACACATCAATTCATCAAATACACCAGTATTGTCATTACTAGTTATATCAGATATTTGAATATTACTCATTTGAAGTCCCTTCAGCCATAGCTTGCCTTTGTGCTAAGTCTTTCAATTCTTGTTTAGTTAATGGAGGTAAAACTTCCATAGCAAACTCATTAATAAGTTTAGCTTTTCTAATCTTCTCTCCTCTAGCACCTTGAACAGTTTGAAATACAGAACATTTACGTTCTTTTAATGCCTGATACATCATTACAGGCATATGCCAGGGTTGGTCACTATTAAAAGGTATAAATTTCTTATACGTACCTAATTTAGCAGACCCAACTGAAACAATTTCACCTTGCCAACTAGTTTTATTTGGATTCATACAAGTAATCCTAACTCTAATCATTCTACCTGCATTTGCTTTATCTCGTTTACGTTTATCTGCTTTATATTCAGTTTGAGTCATGTAAAACTTTTCATGAGTTTTACTGTTAGATTCATTATGATGTTTAGTAGCATCATTCACCTCATCACTTCCTAATTTTAAATCAATCTTAGCCGCAAGTTTAGCTACACCAATATTAGCGTTATAACTAATACCTAACATGTTTGCTCTTGCTTTAAGATTATCTAATTCACTAGGGACTTCTGCTTGACTTATATTGTCAGTTTTTGTTGTTGTCATTTTATTAACTACCTATATCTTTTTGAGGGTATGATACCCCTATTTATTTAAGTTTGGATCAGTAGCATGTTGCCACTTAAATCCGCCTGCATGATTAAGTTTACCCGAACAAACTCTAGAAAGACTCCCACTATTAATACCTAAAGTAGAGACTATTTCTTTAGCATTATCCCATAACTTAATAATTTCTCCTGTATCCTTATCAATTTGCTGTATAGATATGTTTACTGTATTTAATTTACCTAACATAAGTTCCTTAGTTAAATTAATTTCTGAATCATGTCTAGCCCACCTAAATCCTTTAAATGGTTTCATTAATTTATGCGCCCTATTCATACCACCATGATTAAGTACTTGGTGTTAGTACACCGATACATCATCAAATACCAAATTTTATACAAAGGATGTTCACTTAAATTTTTCGATACTGATATTTTCATAAAAAACTACCTCTCTAATGGGTTACATAAAGAGGTAGCATATCGCTATGCAGATTTTATTTCAAGCTCTGCAACTGTCTGGTCACCATTCAGCAATAGTTTTGATCAAAGCAATACGTTCTGGACGTAAAGCTAGGAAACCAAAGTACCACTTAATAGACATAAAACCTGTTTCGCCATAAGGATCATCTGAAGAATGATTATTCTCTGGCTTAACATGTTTGATTTTGAACTTAACAGTCTTACCATTGGTTTGAAAACCAATAGTAGCAAATGACTCACTGCCAACAGATAACATTGGGAATACGTCATAGTTCAAAGTAGCACCATCAGCAGTAGTTGAATATCTGTAGTTTGTTGTTGCTTCTACAGCATCAGCAATTTCTGCACCTACAGCGTTCCAATGCATCATTTCTGGAACAACAATGAATCTCCAGTTATCGATAGCACCAATCTCACCACGTGCAACATTACCTGCAGAAGCATACTGGGCAACTGGAATAAATGCTTTATTGTCATGATAATCAGTCATACGCATAACAGTAGGAATCAATTCAGAACCAATATACATATACCTGGCAGCGTTAACTACTTTAGTATCTGTCATTCTAGAACCAGCAATGATCTTAGTATTTTTAGGAGATCTATTCTGATCTAATTCAATACCTAATTTAACTAAATCATCGTAGTCTACTGCATCATTAGTATTACCTGAAGCAAATGGATTAGTTACATCATCACCTTGCAAAGTAGTGGTACTTGTAGCCGAGCCAGTATAACGAATTACACCAGCAGCATTTAACAATTCAATCTGAAGTTGATCTTCAGTCAATTCATTAGCAGCTTTAACCATTTCCTGAGTCATATGAGACATCAATTCAGAATCGGTATCAAAGTCTAGAGATTCTTGAGAATACTCATCAAAGAAACCAAACTTCTCTAGAGAACCTGAGATATCAATACGCTTCATACCAACTCTATTAACACGACCACCAGTTTCAGAAAGAGCTGGAAGTTTAGCAGTAATAGTACTTACATCTTTAGATGATCCATAGAAATTACCATATAGAGAGGTATCACTACCTGCAATAGCGGTAACAGTATAATCAGGGGATGCAGTAGTATTCAAAGCATCTGCAGAAGCATCAACTAATTCAACATATGCAGCAGCAATATCAGCAGCAGTAGAAGTACTATCAATATCTTGAGAAGTGGTATACCCCTTAAAATATGCCCAAGCTACAACTTTACCCTTGGCTTCAGCAAGTGCTGCAGCATCACTAGTAACATTATGTGCTACAAAGTATTTAGTTTGTGAAGCAGGCTGCCCCGTCTCTAATACAGAAACAGCTGCAGTAAAGGGATGAGTTACGTCACCTGTAACAGTACCAGCAGAAGCTAATGCACCTTCAGCATCAATACCTTGATCATTAACATTACGATCATCAAGAACTGGAAGATAGTGATATTGCTTAATGGTTTTACCCATATTCTTAGGCATAGCTCTAGAACTAGCTAATTGACCAAAATATTGCTCTTTAGCAGCTTCAACTAAAGCTTTCTTGTAATAATAATCAGTACGATACTGAGTTCCGATATCTGAATTAGATCCAGTACCGTAAAGTTGTGATGTTGCAGTAGTCATTTGTAATTACCTCAAATATAATTAAATAAAATTTTGTTCACTAAGTTTTTCAAATTCATCATCTGACATAGATAATGGATTCACTTTAGTAGGAGAATTCTTAGTAGTTTTAGCTCTAGTAGGACTAGCTGCTTTACGTCTACTTTCCAATTTCTTATCTAAAGTTTTCGTGGACTTAGAGTTATTCAAATTAGTATTAGTGGCAACTTCTTCTTTTGGTTGGTCATTGTTTGATGGTTGGTCAAAGTAACCTTGTTGAGTCAGTGCTTCACCTACTGCTTTATAAGCATCTATATCCGTCATTCCGTTCAATCTACCTAAAGCTCTCTCATTTTCAACTACATCAAAGATCTGCTTATATATGCCAGATCCAACATGATCATTAATAGTTTTAATTGCTTCAGGATTTTCTAGTAAGACTTGCTTACTTTTATCATCCCACTTGTTCCCTAGTATATCTATGGTTTCATTAAAGCTAGGAGTATTTTGAATATCATTCAAAACATTGTCCAAATCTACTTCTTTGTCACCTACAGCATAACTGTTAGGAATATACTTACTTTCTTCTTCAGTATTTATCTCTAATGGATCTATCTTACTCTCAGAAATTAATTTTGTAATTGCTTCTGGGTTCTTATTACTCAGATCAATCAGGTAATTAAGTTTCTGCGCATCTAATAGATCATTATTTTCTAACATTTTCACTAACTTAAGATTAGGCTTTAAAGCTGCCATCTTCTTATTGTAGTTTGCTCCCATCTGCATAAGAGATATAGCATCATCAACATTGGATACATTCATTTCCCTTCCATTAGCTTTGAAAGGTGAATATAACTTCTTAACTACAGCTTCATAATCATCTTCTGCTTGAGCAGTTTCTTCCTGAGATTCCTCTTCAACTTCTTCAGTCTCAGATTCCTCTTCATTTGACTCTTCCTGTGTAGATTCCTCAGTCTCTACAGCTTCTTCTTCATCTTCTTTAGTATTGACCTCACTTTCCTCAGAAGTCTCCTCAGAAGGCTCAGAATTAGCCTCTACAGTATCTTCAGGAATATCATCTAAATTAAGTTTAGCAAACTCTTCATCAGACATATCCAATGGATTAACTTCAGGAGTTTCCTCCTCCTGAACTTCTTCCTCTAACTCTTCTTCTTGGGTATCTTCGTCACTCATGATTAGATACCTTCATTAAGTAGGTCTTCACGAGTATTTTCATCATCAGCTAAAGTCCGCATAGCTGTGTTACCCATTTGAAAAACTGTACTTATATATTTTCTGAAACCACCAATAGCTAAAATACCATTGTCAATTTCTCTCTGTTCGTTGTCGCCTTGCATACTAGGATCAGATTTAAGTAAAACCAATCTACTTGCTTCATCTCTAAAATAACCTTCATCTACCAAAAGAGTAAAATCTTTATTAGTTATTAATCTTTGAGCAGCTTCAAGTTTAGCAATCATACCTTTAGCTTGTTCAATACTTAATTCAATTGTTTCTAACTGTTCATTCAACATTACGTGTGTCCTCTATATAGAGATATTGCCTACGAGTCCCCCGAAGGCTTAGGGTTAAGTAATCTATCTACTTCTTTTAAACTTATATCTGATCTAGTCTTGTGATCTGCTTTTTCCATGTCTCTCTGATGTGGGATACCTGACTCCTGTTCTAAGAAGTCTAGATCTTCTTTATCAGATTTACTATCTAAATTTCTACTCTTAGCTAATTCTGTTTGTGTCTTAGCTTGTTTCAACCCAACATCAACAGAATTCTCTTTACCTTTAGCTTGCTCATTAAATACTTGAGCTTCAAGTAATGCAACTTCCAACTGAGCTTTCTTCTCAGCCAATGGATTAGGTTGTGGTTGATACTCAGCAATCTTCTTGGATAACTCAGGCATCTTTCTAAGCCTAGCAATGTCTGACAATATCATCTGAGACATACTTGGATCCATATTATTACCCATAGTCTGAAGCATGAATGCTAACTCTTTAGCTTTCTCATTGTCTGCCTCGGCTGTAGATATAGCCAACCTAAGATCAAAATTACCTACAAGGTCATCCCTACGTACTTCAACAAATTCCTCATTAGTAACCCTAACCACTTCTCCCTCTTCAAGGAAGAGAGCATTCATACCTACAATCTTTCTACCTATTTGAATCACACCTTCAGCTAATCTCCTAAGAATACCTAACTCTCTCTTAGATGTAGCATCCAAAGCTGATCTAATACCAGTGGCAGTTTCTCCCAAGGCTTGTCCTGAAATACCTGAATGGAAAGCTTTTACTCCTGTAAGACTCTCAGCTTCAGCATTCTGTGCATTAAGCATGAACTGGGCTGATTGAGGTATCTCAGGAAATGTATGTGCAAAAAACACATCATTAGGAGTTACTCCTTGGTTATATTCGTAATCCTCACCTCTATCAAACTTTCTCTTATTAGTTATATCTAGAGCATCTTTCCTAGAACCAATTTGACCATTAGCACTTCTACCCATGATATCAATCATACCTCTGGTAACTGCACCAATAATCTTTTGATTATCTTCTAATAAAGCCCCATCAGGTTCACCATATATAGACTTCCTAACAGGTAAATACTGAGCAACAATAAAAGGTAGCTTCTTATCAGGGAATGGATTCTCTTCTAAACGAACCATAGTATCCCCAATATATGTAGCAATAATTGGTGTAGTAATACCTGAATTATCTATATCCCAGAATCCCCAGTATTCATAAGCAACTAACTTCTTCCTAGGCTTATCTTTAAAATCAAAGTAAGACTCATCTTGTGTATTATGATCTGGTTCTGAAAGTATAGAACTACCTTGTCCTACAATATTATTTAAATTTTTATATCGCTTATCCTTCTTCAATTCTGAAAGGGAAGTCTCAAAGCTATATATAACAAATGCAGCTTTATCCATATCACCTTCAGCAGTAGGATCAATAGTTACATTATTAAAATCACATACTTCTAAAGTAGGTTGGTTCTTAACTACTTGTGTCTGCTCTTCAATTTTAGTACCTACTTGAGTAGGAACCTGTAATACCCCTGTCTGCATAAACTGAGCATGTATCTGTTGCACTTCAGTAGGTAACTGTTGAAAAGATTGAGGATCCTGTTGCATCATTTGATGGATCTGTTGTTGTTCCTGTAATGCCTGAGGATCATTAACAATCCTATTTTCAATAACAGGTACTTCAACTTCTACTATTTCATCTTCGTAATCCCAACCTACTTTTACAACTACAGTACCTTCATCTACAGCAGTACGTATATAATCATCTACAAACTTAACTTTCTGAATCTTAGTATTAAATTGGTTATTAATTACTAACTCATTCTGTTGAGCAGACTTCTTATCTTCCCAAGATACTGGAGAAACATTAAACATATCTGGGGTACTTAAGAAAGCTTCTGTTAAAGCAGCATATCTCCACTCAGCTTGTTTTCTAATAAGCATTGGTTGAATAGTAGATCTATTCTTACTAGTAGCTAATTTAGCTGAACCAGTAATATTTAAATTATCTAACCAAGCTTCTACACTAGATACATGATCTTGATGAGCAGGTTTAGCATCTTCAAAATCTTGTTTAAGATCAGATACACTAGGTTCATTTTCCCAGTCAGTTAACTTCTCAGTTACTTCCTCAGAAAGACCAAGTTCATTTTCTTCTCCTACTTCTTCAACTTGTGAGTTCATAAATAACCTTGCTACCTAGTCTCGTATAGAACTTTAAATGATTCTTTATTTCAGGAATAAAGCCTATAACTAATAATTTATTATGCTTAGTGATATTAAGTTTAATATCCTGTAAAACTTTATACAATTCTTTCTGAGTATAGTCAGTATCTTTTAATACTAAAATATACCCTCCCAATTTCTTATCTAAGTACAAATCAAAACATAAGTAGCTAATCATAATATAAATATATAGCACTATTATTTGATTTAATCAAATTTAACTAGTTTCTGTAACTATAGTTATAGGTACCTTACTACATAACTTAGCCCAAGTATGCTTGCACCTAAGTACCATACTTCTAGTAGGTATTATTTGTTTTTTATCAGGATATTTAATATGGTTAGGTACACTAGTATGACAATCCATACCTATAACATGTATATCCTTACTACCCAATTCTTTAGCTATAGCACATGCATACATAGCCGAAGCAAATTGTACCTTATATGTGCTACGTATATATTTTCTATCAATAAAATATTGACCTAGTTTACCTGCATTAACTGTAATTAAACCATGTTCCTCAGCTTCTTGTAACGCCTTCTTAGCTGAAGAATTTTTATCTAATGCTACACTCATCTTCAATTTATCAATAATACCTACTGCATTAGAATTAATATCAATTCTATATGCATCATCAGGAGTCTTCCTTAAATCATCTAACATAGTTAAGCCCCCACAACATATTACTGTAGATTGCCCTTCTAATATATTGGGAAATGCTTTAAGTATATTTTTCATTATGTCTGATCATACCAACTAATAGCCCATGCAGTAGTATCTGTACCTGCACCAGCCACTAATTCTTTTATAGCAATTAACATTGCATAACCTGGATCCAAATACATACCTAATTTTTCTAGATCCAATTCACTAGAATTAGCCCCATTACCTCCAGAAGGTACTGGTAACAATATAGCAGCAACTTCAGTACCTACAGCAGAAGCTACAGTAAAATCATTATGGTATTCAATAGGGGTATGTGAACTAACTGTTTGGTAGCCAGATCCCCCAGTAGCAACTGCAGCTATAGTAGCAATAGTTCCTTTATAGAATGTAATCGAATATAAACCCTCAGACATCGTAGCAAAAGATAATGACAACGCCTGTGATCGTATAGCATTTGGATAACTCTGAAATGTGGTAGGATTCCTAAAAGCTACGAAAGCTGCACCAGCTGCAGACGGGGTAACTGATCTAGATCCATGATTAAAATATGGCTTATTTTCTCGATTGTGATCCTTAGTCCAAACGCTAGCACTCCAAGAAGCAGTATATATACTAAAATCATTACCATTATTAGGAGAATCAACTTCTAACCTCATTGGCGTTAAAGGACAACCTATATGTGTTCTAGGTATATTACTTGAAGTTTCTAAAGAACCATCAGTATTAAATCTATGTAGAAGTTTCCAATCACCGCCATTATCAGGTTTTATTTCAAAAAGAATATCTCCTACACCTAAAAAACCAAATTTAATTCTAAATCTATGTAGTTTAGTAAGATCATAAGAAGTCATGCTAACTATTTGTTTTACATCGGCTATACCCCCAGTACCTGGAGTAGCACCATCTTCAGCATAAAGATTTCTATATGCAACTATAAAATCAGCACCATCATACCCAAGATACACGCCACTACATGTCATGAATAAGCCAATAAAAGCTTCATCATTTCCTGAACCATGATCAGCAATAGTGCCTAACCATGCAGCAGTAAAATTACATTCAATAGTACTACCAGGCTTATAACGTAATTTATTTAAT